GCCCGCACCGATTACCCCGGTGGGCGGGAAGTCTGCGCCTGTCGAGCCGGCTGAGTTCGCATCGACCGCGGAATACATCGCTTGGAAGAAACGAAACAAAGGCTGATTACTTAGATGGCAAATACGCTTCTTACCCCGACCAAGATCCTCGACGAATCGCTGATGATCTTGGAGAACAACCTCACGTTCTCGTCGCGCGCAAACCGCGAATACAGCAAGGAATTCGCCGTGAGCGGCGCGAAGATCGGCTCGACCGTCAACGCGCGTAAGCCGAACCGCTTCGTCGGTACGACCGGCCCGAACCTGAACATCGAGAACGTGAACGAATCGTCGCTGCCGATCAGCCTGACGACTCAGTTCCACGTCGACTTTACGTTCAGCTCGCAAGAACTCACGCTGGTTGTCGACGAGTTCGCAGACCGCTACATCAAGCCGGCAATGGCGACCATCGCCAACAAGATCGATTTTGACGGTCTTGGCCTCGCCGCGAACGTCGCGAACAACGTCGGCACGGTCGGCACCACGCCGAACGATATCGCAACGCTGCTTTCCGCTGGCAGCGTGCTCGACAACGAGGCAACGCCGCGCGATGGCAGCCGCACGGTCGTGTGGGACCCGGCAACGAACGCATCAATGGTCAAGGCTGCATCCGGCCTGTTCAATCCGTCGCGCTCGATCGGCGCTCAGTACGAATCCGGCATTTTCCAGGCTTCGTCGCTCGGCTTCGATATCGGCATGGATCAGAACATCAACGTGTTCACGTCCGGCACGCGCACGAATGGCACCGTTTCCGGCGCTGGTCAGACTGGCTCGACGCTGACCGTTACCGGCCTCGGCGCCGCAGGAACCGTTGCGAAAGGTGACACCTTCACGATCGCTGGCGTGTACGCAGTGAACCCGCAAAACCGCCAGTCGACCGGCGTTCTGCGCAAGTTCACCGTGACCGCAGCCGCAACGGCTGACGGCTCGGGCAACGCAACGCTGTCGATCTTCCCGGCGATCAACACCGCGGCAAGCAACCAGCAATACCAGACGGTTTCGGCTGGTCCGGCGAACGCTGCTGTCGTGACGTGGGACGTTGCGCCGTCGACGCAGTACAGCGCGAACCTCGCGTATCACAAGGATGCATTCACGCTCGTGACCGCCGACTTGGAAGACGTGTCGCAGTACGGCGCATGGGGCGCACGTCGCATGCACAAGGGCATCAGCATGCGTATCTCGCGTCAGTACGCGATCGGTACGGATACGGTTCCCTGCCGTATTGACGTCCTTTACGGATGGGCGGCTGTGTATCCGGAACTCGCCTGCCGTATCGTCCGCTGATCGTGTTGATTCAGCAATCGGCCCCCGCTTCGGCGGGGGTTTTTCATTCTGACGAGCCGATGGCATACGAAAAATTTCCCGCTTGGGCGACCGGCCCCGATGGCGCGCAACGCATCGTCAACAGCCAGGACGAACTAGACGCGCTTCCCGGCTTCACGGTGCCTGAATACGTGCCGCCTGTGCCGCGCGAGCAGAAGCCAGAGTTCGTCGCATATCCGAAGTGGATCGGCGATCAGCTTGTGCAGAACGCGGAAGAAGAATCCGCACTGCTCGGCTCTGACGACGTGGACACGCGCGAAGCCCTGTTGAAGATCGCGGCAGAGAAGGGCGTGAAGGTTGATAAACGATGGTCCGATGACAAGATCCGGGCCGCTCTTGAGGCTGCTTAATGACCACGGCGACCGATCTCATTACGCTGGCACTGAAGGACATAGGCGCGCTCGGTATCGGGCAGGCAGCAAGCGCTGAAGATACCGCCGATGCGCTCGCTACGCTGAATATGATGCTCGGTCAGTGGCAGGGCGAACGCCTCTCGGTTTATCACTTGGTCGACACCGCCATTCAATCGACCGGCAAACAAACGTACACGGTCGGCACTGGCGGCGATTTCAACGTTCAGCGGCCGATCAAGATCAACGCAGCATATGCGCGGCTCAACGCGGTCAGCTCGACGCCGATCGACTATCCGGTGACGATCATCGACTCGCGCGAGGACTATTCGCGCATCGCATTGAAGGCGCTGCAATCGTTCCCCGGGTGGGCCTATTACGACCCGGCTTTCCCGCTCGGAAACCTGACGTTCTACCCGATCCCGGACAGCACGTTCCAGCTTCACATCGTCACGATGGAGGCGCTTCCGCAGTTCACCGCGCCGGCGCAAGTCGTCAACCTGCCGCCTGAGTACATGGCGGCTATTCGCTACAACCTTGGTCTGTATCTCGCGCCGTCGTATCAGATTGATCCGCAACGATCGCTGGTCGGCCTCGCGCTGAATGCCAAGCGTGTTGTGAAGCGCATGAACTCGCAGATTCCGTCCATGACGATGCCGCGCGGCCTCGGCTCGAAGCAGCGTTACAACATCTACAGCGGCTCTAATTACTGATGCGAATCCCTTTGACTGGCGGCGCCTACGCAGCAAAGAGCGTGATCGCCGACGCTCAACGATGCATCAACCTCTACCCGGAGCAGAACCCGCAAGACGCGCCCGCACCAACGACGCATTACCCGACGCCCGGCCTGACGCTTGTTGGCACGCCTCCGTTCGCTGGCGAGTTCCGTGGGCTGTATCAGGCGTCTAACGGCACGCTGTTCGCCGTCGTAGGGGATTCGCTGTACACGGTCGATAACGGCACCTTCACGCTTCTACGGGTGATCGGATCGAGTTCCGGCCCGGTGTCGATGATCGATAACTCGCTTCAGATGGTGCTGGTCGATGGCACGATCACGGGATATTACGTCGATCTGGAAACGAACGCTGTAACGATGATTAATGATCCCGCGTTTTACGGCGCAGACGTGGTTCAGTTCGTCGACACGTTCTTCATTTTCAACCGACCGGGCACGCAGCAGTTCTATATCTCTGGCTCGAATGCGATCACGTTCGACTCGCTCGATATCGCATCGAAATCGACCTATCCTGACAACCTGGTGACGCTCGCGGTGATGCACCGTGAGGTGTGGTTGTTCGGCGAGTTGACGACGGAAGTTTGGTACAACACGGGCGCCTCAGATTTCACGTTCGGCCGCATGCCGGGAGTGTTCATCGAGCATGGATGCGCGGCGAAACACTCGGTTGCGAAGATCGATCTCGCGCTGTTCTGGCTCGGTCAGGATCTGCAAGGCAAGGGCGTCGTGTTCGCAGGCAAGAACTATTCCGCCGAACGGATCTCGACGCACGCGCTAGAGCAGGAGTTTCGATCCTACAGCCGCATTGATGACGCGATCGGCTTCTCGTACATGCAGGAAGGCCACGCCTTCTATGTGCTGACGTTTCCGACCGCAAACAAAACGTGGTGCTTCGACGTCGCGACGGGCCTCTGGCATCAGCGCGCATACCTTGAGGCTGACGGCACGTTGAGTCGTCACCGCATGAACTGCCACGCATCGGTGGACGGCACGAGCCTAGTAGGCGATTGGGAGACGGGCTTGCTGTATGAACTCGACCCGGACGCATCGACGGACAACGGCAACCCGATTCTATGCGTGCGCAGTTTTCCGCACATTGGCGGCGCTGATGGTAATCGCGTCATGTTCCGCCAGTTCATCGCAGATATGGAAGTCGGCGACGGCCTGCCGGATGACTCTGCTGACCCTGAAATTCGCTTGCGCTGGTCTGACGATCGCGGGCGTAGTTGGGGCAACCCGGTTGTCGGCACAATCGGCAAGGTTGGCGAATATCTGACGTCAATCCAGTGGCAGCGTCTTGGATATGCGCGTGACCGCGTGTTCGAACTGTCCTGGTCGGCGCCTGTCAAGACGGCGCTTAATGGCGCATGGGTGGACGCGTCGAGGGCTAGAACATGAGCACGCCGGCCAATTTTCCCGACGTCGGCGTGCCGCTCACCGATCCCAAGACCGGCCGACTGTCTCCGGTGTGGCTTCAGTTTCTGATTACGCTATTTACGCGATCGGGCGGCGAAAGCGGAGGCGATACATCGAACTCTGCTGCTCTGTTCGCTGAACTGATTCAGCAGATTGAATCGCTGGTGCCGGTCGCCGTCACTTCGATTGCTTCGGATGCAGACGCGCCGGTTCCGGTCAGCGTGAACCAGTCGCCTGAGCCTGAATCGTTCGTGCCTACGCACGGCATACAGGACGCGCCCGACCTTCACGCGCTCGCAACGAGCACGGCGGCCGGCTTCATGTCGTCGACCGATAAGGCGAAACTCGACGGCATATCAGCGACCGTCGAAGACAAGTTCGTGTCGGGCACAGGATTTACTCCAGGCACAACAACGAGCCTGACGCTCTCGAAGGCTTACACGTCGACCGCGGCTGTGATGGTGCATTTCGACGGCGCATTTCAAGGAAGCGATCAGTACACGATTGCCGGCAACACGATCACATTCACGTCAGCGATTCCGGTCGGAACGCAGACCGTCTATGCACGAGGGTAACGCATGACAACTTCTTACAAGGAACTGGTCAAGGGCGCGACGCTGACCGGGACCGCTGGCAGCCTCTACACCGCTCCGTCAGCAACATCGGCATCCATTCAAGCGGCAAGCGCTAACAATCCTACCGCGGGCACGGTGACGCTGAACGTCTACAAGGTTCCGAGCGGCCGATCGGCTGACGCAACGACGCGCATCGCTGCAAAGAACATTCTGGCGGGCGCGACGGCGCAGTTCCCTGAGCTGGTGAATCACAAGCTCGAACCCGGCACGCAGCTTTATGCGGATGGTAACGGCTGCTCGATCAGTGTCAGCGGCATTGAATACGTGAAGGATAGCGCTTGAGAAACTTCCTGAAGATTGCTGAAGGGCTGAACGTTCAGCCGTTGCTGAATGCCGTCTATCGTAAGCCCGATCTGTGGAAGGCTGACGACTTCCTGCGCAAGTTCCCGCAAGGTCCGTTTGGCGAAACCGACACGATTTACCTGCGCTTTCAGGACAAGGTGAACGTCGAGAACGACGAGCAGCTTGAGCTTTACAAGCAAAACAAGCTCGCCGGTCACGACCTGCATGAATGTCCTTGGCGAGAAGAAGTCAACGCACTGCCAGAAGCGCGAGCGCACATCATGGCGCTCATGTCATCGATGGGCTCAACACGGCTCGGGCGCTGCATGCTGAATCGCATCGTGCCTGGCGGCAGGATCTTCCCGCACGCTGATTCGCCCTGGCATGCCGAGTATTGGGATCGCTATCACATCGTCATCCAGTCCGAACCCGGCAACGTCTTCCGCTGCGGTGACGAACAAGTTTGGATGCGTCCCGGTGAGGTCTGGTGGTTCCAAAACGCGATCGAGCATGAAGTAATCAATAACTCGGCAGAGGATCGCATTCATCTTGTCGTCGATCTGAGGTTCTGAATGATCACATTCGCA